ATTTTCATGTCTTCTGCCATAACTTTTCTTTCAATACCATGTTTGAAAGTAACATCATACCATGCAACATATCCGTCATCATCTGGAACTGCGTGTGAAGCGTGAAGAGGTTTACCTTTACCCCATACTGGGTGTTCCACAACAGTAGCACAGTCATGGTCTTTAGTATGACATAATGCTCTGATTTCGTCATCAGAAAAACCCTCTTTCATTTTGTCAGATTTTTCTGGTGGAACTGCACCTTTAGTTGGTGCTGATGTATCTTTTTTCATTTTTTTAGATGCATCTGGTTTTCCAGCCATATTTGCATCTTTTTCTGGGGTTGGGCCAGGAACTTCTTCTGGTTTTTCACCATTTTTCATTTTAGGCATAGGGTCTGCTTTACCAGAACCTTTAGTAGGAGCATCGTGAGCTGCTTCTTCTAATTCTGCTTTTACTTCCTTTTCCAATTCCTCAATAGTTTGGTCTAAATCGGCCATTGGTTATCTCCTTGTTATATTCATATTTATTTATAGTTTTATAACTTTTTAAGAAACTTTGCAAACGCAAGAGCTTCAATATTAGGAGTTTTTTTACGCACTCCCTCTTGAATATCGTTTACGATTTCTTCAATTTGAACTTCTTTTAAAAGTCCGTTGTCCCATACCCATTCCTTTCCTTCCATAATACCTTGTACAAAGGCGTTTGGTGCAGAAGGGTCTGCAACTATATCAGCAGCAGCTGCTAACATAAAATCTGGTTTGACATAGTTTGCACCATTTTTTTGTACCAAACTACCCATACCTCGTGATGAAACACCTAATGTTCCACCCTCATCCATAATATTCTTTACAATTTTACCCATAGGTGTGTTCATAATTTTTGCTTCACCTATGAAATTTGAACCATCTTGTTTTAATGAAGTTACCATATGAGATACTCTGTCTAAATTAACAGTAGGCCCCTCTGGGTGTCCTAATTCACCATATGCTCTATTTTTAGAAACAAATTTTTTGTTATAGTTGTCAACTTCATTTTTTAATACTTCTACTGGATAAACTCTACCATTCCGATTCTTTATGTCACCTTGCATAAAGATACCCTTAATTTTATAAGTTTTACCCTTTTCGTCCTCTTCTTTTAAAAATTGAACATCTTCTAATGTTTCAGATATTAGTTTCATAACTCTTCCTTATGATAGGTTATTATAACCAGAAACTTTTCTTAATTTCATAATGACAAAACCAACACAAGCTGCATCATTTTCCATATCAATATCACCATCTACACCAGTTCCACCATTATTTGTAATTGGTGGTAGTTGTTGACTACCAATATTAAAATTACCATTACCATTTAATGTAAGTGCAGTTACTGGAGCATCTGCGTGAAACTCTATTTCAGTAGTTGAACTTACACTCCAAGTACAAGATACAATCGCAAGTCTGGGGTCAGTTGAAGCACCAGAAAGTGCAGATGCATCTACAACTCCAGTTGCAGTACCATTCGTCCCAGTAATTGTGACATGAACGACTGTTTCAAAGTCTGTATCTTTTAATGTTCTTGATACATATGCCATTTTACTTCCCTATTGTTAACATTTCTTTTTCAAAATAACCCATAAGTTCATTTTTTGAAACTTTGAACTTTTTTACTGCGTTATCTATTGTTTTCTCAAAACTATTTATAAAGTCTGAGGGTTTTGCATCCATTTGTTGGAAAATGAAATCAACAGACTTTTTCATTTTAGGTGATAACTTCTTATACTCAACAGTCTTTTTATGTTCATCTTTTTCTATAATCGTTGAATATAGACTATCAAACCTCATCATCGCCTGTCTCTGATTGTGGGATATGTCTAGTTACCATATCTTTTGAAATGATTTTTCTTTCATCTTCTAACTTTTGACCAACCTTATCAGACATAACAGATTTAAATTCAGACTCTGCACCTATATTATCTTGATCCATGATATTATCTATCATATTACTTATTTTTTCTTTGCTCATTATTAGCTCCTTTATTTTCACTCATGTTAATATCTTCCTCGTCTCCACCTTCCTCTTGTTCCATTTCGTTGTCCATTTCTTGTATTTCTTCATCAGTAAATTTTAATACATTCTTTTTTACCCAACTTTTTGAAAAGTATTGACCTACATAACTTTCAACTTGTCCTAACATTTCAAGTCTTTCTCTCATAAGTTCTGCATTTTTAAGTTCTGTAAAGTTGTTATCTTGTAAGAAGTCATATTGAATATGTTCTTTCATATCTTTCCATTCTTCATCTGCGATAACACCTTTTAAAACTAATTGTGTTCTTAACATATCAGTAAATATAACTGAGAACTTTTTTCTAAGTCTTGCAACAAACTTTGTAAATTTAAGTTCATCTCTAGTAATCTCAGTTGACCTACCCAATGAAAAATTTTGTTCTGCTTCTAATCTTGATATGGGAACATTCAATGAACGATACAATTTTCTTTGAAAATATGTAATATCATCTATCTCACCTAAATTAGAACCACCAGGCAGTGTAGTAATCTCTGTTCCTCTACCACCTTCTCTTCTTGGTAACCAGAAATCTTCTAACATACTCATTTGATTTCTATCGTCACGAATCTCACCAGTAGATGCATCATACACAAGTTTGTTACGATAACGATTCATAACATCTCTTAAATATTGTTCTGCTTTTATTTTTGGTAAGTTTCCTACATCAATATAAAATATTCTTCTTTCTGGGGCTCTTGATATACGATAAATTACAACTGCATCTTCAATCATTCTTAGTTGGTTTACTGGTTTGATTGCTTTATTAAGATATGATAACACAGTCCCTTTATGCATATCGATCAGTCCAGATGGACAATATGTAACAGAATCTAATGTTAATCTTAAACCAGTTGTTGCGTTATTTATTGAACCTCCTGCTGGATTGTAAAGATAATACTCCTTGACATTTTTTACAACATCAACACCTTTACTACCAGTTTTATCTGTTTCTCTAACCTTTTTAATTTTTCTTGGGTCTACATATCTTACACTTTGAATACCCATTCTTGGATTTTTAGAATCGATAATTTTATGGTAAAATATTCTACCATCAACATACCATCTTCTAAAGATATCATGTGCTTTAGTATCAAAGTCTAAAAGTTTCAAGACATTTTCAAACTCTTCTCTAATCTTATTTTTAATATTTTGGGAATATTTTAAATTGTCAAGAGATATAGAAACACACATATCTCTTTCATCAGAAGCGATTGCTTCACTTACGATATCTTCTATTGCACTATCACACTCTGGTTGTATTGCAATATCTCTATATCTACGGATAAGGTCATCCTCTGTACGAGAACGACCATCCGTATCCATAACTGCTGAATAAAATCCACCACTTACTGCATCATAAGTTCCATCATCAGAAGATGGTTCAACAATAGCTGTTGGACTTTTTTCTTTTCTTTTTATCTCAAAACCGAATACATCAACCATTAATAACTCCTACTTTGTATTATTTAGTAGAGTTATAGATTGATGCCAGATACTCTAAATGTGTCATAACGCCAAGTTATCTCAAATTCTTCAATCGCATCATTAGTGTCATATGCAAGTTCTATTGCACCAATGGCTCTTGGAAAACAACCCTCTAAAGTATACTGATGTAATACAGTATCATCTCTATCTAGTTGTTGAACAATCATATCAACTCTGTAATCTGCTGGATTTGTTGCACCAGTATTATTCACAGTGTCGTTAATACCATTCATCCATCTTTCCATTTCTCTACGAATTGCAAAGTCGGTATCATTAAATACCATAGTTGTCCATTCTGCGAACTCCCTTTCACCAGCAACATATAGATTTCTACCTCTAAATGGAACTGCGATTTCAGTTAGTTCTTGACCTGGCAAACTGGTTGCTTTACATAAAAATGAAAATTGTTCAGTATTAATACCAGCGGTTACTACACCAACAGGCGGTGGAAGAATAACTCTAAACTGATTGGCACGAGCACCACCACCAGCGAGTCTTGATTTAAAATCGTTAATGTTTGCCATCTTATCCTCCTACCTCTGTAAATGCGACCCCAGTTCTAACTGCGATAAAGTTCAGAGTTATGAAGTTGATAGCACGAGCTGGTTTGACGAAAATGTCTGCAATAAACTCATTTCTATCAATAACTTCACCAGTGTTATTTGTTTCATCTGCAACAACTTTAAAATCAGTAAGTCCTCTTTTACCTTGAATATCTCTCAAGAAAGGTTCTACTAAATTTTTAAACTGTGCTCTTGTAAATTCATCGTTGAACTCAAAGAGTTGGAACTTAGCTGCAGTTGCAATCGCTTTTTCTAGGATAATGAATAATCTTCTTACATTGATTCTATCAAAAGCACTTGGTTTTGCAAGTCCAGTCTTATCACCAAATAGAACAGTTCCCTGGCCAGGGAATGTAACTACTGGATTAATTCTTGCTTTATATAGTGTATCTCTTTGTGATTGTGTAGGAACAAAAGGTAATTTTACTGCACCTTTTATTTGACCTCTATTGAAACCACCAGGCGAGAAAAATGCTTCTGCAACTTGTTCTGTTTGTGCAACAAGTCCAGCAACATCACCATTAAGTGGAACATAACGATAAACATCATTGAATCTATCGTACATATATTTGTATCCACTATCAAACACTGCATAAGAAGAACTTGTTAGTGTATCAAAGAAGTTTTTGACATTTATAGTCATAGTTTCTTGATTAGCTACACCAACTACATCACTTCTTTCTGGTGAGATGAATGTCATACAGTCTTTTCTATTCTCTGAGATAGTAATCAAATTATTTGCGAGTGCTTGTCCTGCTTTTGCAGCCATAATTAGATTTACATCTTCAGTCTCTGCATCTTCAAAAAGTTTATATGCACTTAATTGTTCACCAGCTGTAACTGCATAGTCATCAGTTCCACCAGTAAGTGTAGAAGTGTCTATTGCATTTACAGAGGCAGAAGATGCTAATAAGTTATATGCAGTAACACTTTGTACTGATGCATCAGATTTTAAAACGATACCCCAGTCACCAGAACCATCTTTCATTGCAGATGGGTGGTTAACAACATATACAAATTGTGATTCTTCATAAATTCTGTCTACATAAAATAATGTATTACCAGATGAATCGACTGCTTCTGGGTTTTTAGAAACAAAAGGGAATGTTTCTATAACAGAACTTGTTCTTTGTCCAGCAACATCGTTGTCGAAACCAGTAACACTTCCAGTAGAATCATAAACTACTATGTGCATTTCGTCATCAGAAATACCTCTTGCAGTTGCGTGGTCAGAAGTACCTGGCTCTCCATCAAATAAATCAAAAAATCTCCAATATTTTGTAATAAATGAGTC